ATGCCATCAGGAGTGCTTGGGGCATCGTCTCCTCACCAGCTCCGTACACGCGGCCCAGGGCGATCGAATTCCAATCCGATTCTGCGGAATGAAAGGTGTGATGCGATGAGCGATGCGATTGTGATTCCGAATATCGTTGGTCGGTTGGACCCGGTGACGCTGTCTGCTTGCCTGGGCAAGAGGGATGAGGTCATTGCCCAGCTGAAGATTGAGACATCGCGGCAATTCGAAAAGAAAACTGCGGCGAACAAGGATTCCGACAAAGCGGAAGCGAATTTCAAAGATATCTGCAATTTCATCGAACTCATCAACTCCAGCGACAAGGCGTGGAACCAGTTTCGCCGTGCCTGCGGCTGGACCGGCGATGATGCGGGGGCTGCGGTGGGGGCGAAGGTGATGCGGGTGGAGGAGTTGCGGGAGGGGGATGTCGTTTGGAATGGTGTAGAGCGTCTTACGTTTCAAGCTATGGACGAAGACAGGGATCTGGAGTTTTGCGACCAATCCGGCATAACGGTCTTCGAGGCTTACGGAGTGATCGAAGAGGATATCAAGCGCGGGCGAGAGGTTTATCGCAACAAAACCCTCATCTCCGGCTGGCCCGCTGACAAGCATCCAGAGGTGGAAGAGGCTGCGCGGCTGCGGGAGGAGAATGTGAGGCTGAAGGCCAGGGACGATCAATGGTGCTCGATCGCCACGGAGCACGTCGAAGATGATGATGACTATCCATCAGATAGCGTCACAAGCCCGTTTGAACTCGACATGCTTCTCGATTTAATGCGCAACGAGATTGCGGGCAGCGAACTAAAAGCCCGTTCTGCCGAAGATGAAAACACGAAACTCAAAGCCGAAATCGAGCGGCTGAAGGCTGCGGCCGACGAGCCGGAGCTTGATGAGTCGCGGGTGATTCAGACGTTTTATGATCTCGCTGATCAGCATAAGCACGGATGGATACAATCAGGCAACTTGTGGACCGCACTGAGATGCATCATCAGGTCCATATACTCAGGAAGCGAGCCTCAATTCAAACCCTACAAACTCAAGAAATAACGTCCGCCATCTCGTCCTGGTGGCCGCTGTGTGGGCGCGCGGGTTCGATTCCTGCGGGGATGGTTCGAGGAAAGGGTGAGCGAGATGCATCAGGTCGAATTCAAGTTCATTCCGGGCGACCGGGTTCGGAGATCGGGCAAACCTTATTCAAGCGTGTTTAGGGTCACTGCATCTTCGATTGATTGCGACGGCAAGTATTACGTCGCTTTCGAAGTGCCTAGCGGAAGAGTCGATATTTTCCACGAAAAGGAAATCGAACCAGCGCCATCCGACGACCCAAAACCCGAATGAAAGGCATTCGAAATGAGACCAAGAGCACCGCCTGGGTGAGCGAAACGAAATTCCCAAAGCATCAGACGGCGACCGTGATGCATGAGGGTGAAGTTCACAATTCAGACGAAACGAGGTGCCCCATGCGTTGATACATACCGATCGAAACATAGCGACAACCCCGTCCGGGAGCGTTTCCCGGCGGGGAGTTTTGAGGGGACGGAGGGGTGAGTGATGCAGATTGATGTCAAGTTCGAGGCTGGTCAAATGGTGCGAGTGAAACACGGCCGACTGGCTGGCCACATGTGCGAGGTGAAAGAGATTCGCTGTACTGCACTCACTTATTACATCGTCCGGACGGGGATGCTGGGGACGATGTTTCCGGTCGAAATCGAATTCCACGGTGATGACCTAGAGGCTGCGGATATCGCGCCCGAATGAAACAACAGCAGGATCAGGCGTGCGATTGTCGCGACGACTTGCCCGCGACATCGGGGTTCGAATCCCCGACTTGCTATCGGAAGTGAGCGTGGCTGGCCCTGGCCGGCGTAGGTTGGGGTCAGTCACGTCAAAATTGCAACTGGAGGTGTGGGGATGAGCGGGGAAGGCAATTTGAAGCAAGACGGATGGTCGAGATTCCTACGATTTGCGGTAAGGTGGTCTCCGATCCGGATTGGAGACATGATAACGCGTACGTTTCCGGGAAAATTGAAGATACGCGAATTCGACATGATGAATGGATATCCATGTGAAATGGAACTTCACTCAGATCGATTCGGAATTGTTGGCCATTGGGCTTTTGGCCACTTCAATCCAAGATATCCATTTGCCGAATTTTAACCACCAACCCACAGCACGGAGGCCACAGCATGCTCGTTCTATCGAGGCACCGCGACGAAGAGATTTACATCGGAGACAGCATCGTGATTTCGATCGTCGACATACGTGGCGACAAGGTTCGCATCGGGATCACCGCCCCGGAAAGCGTGCCAGTGCATCGCCGTGAGGTTTACGAACGGATTCAGCGGCAGAATGCGAAGAGCGGCGAGAACGCGTCCTGAGAGCGTTTCGAGGCCGCAAGCACCAGGCAAGCGATTGAGGACCGAATCTCGTGGCACGTGGATCGTACATGTCGTTCGACGAAACCGTTTCCGACCTCTCGGACAACGCGTTCCGCGTGCTCTCTTACCTGCGTCACCACCTTGGGAAGTCTGGCAACACTGTGTACCCGTCCATCGAAGCCATGAGCGAAGACCTGAAGCGTGCAACCCGTACGTGCAAACGGGGTGTCGCCGAGCTGAAGTCGGCGGGATACCTGGATGTCAAACGGGGCAAAAATGGTGTATGGGGTTACACCGTCAAGAGGGCTGATGGAGACCCTAGCATGGTGACAAAAATGTCACCGAGAGATGCGATTGACGGTGACAAAAATGTCACCGAGACAGTGACAAATTTGTCACTAGATGGTGACACGCATGGTGACACTGACAGTGACACTGACAGTGACAAATTTGTCATCCCCCCTAACAACCCCCATATAGGAGAACAAACAGAACAAACAGAACAAACAGAACAAAAGCACACCCAGCCCTCTGAAGAATCGAAGCCGGACTCGCTCGGCGATGCGTGCGTGCAGGCTCTGGCCGACCTCGTCAAACCGACCCCCGAAATCCCGGCCGACCTGAAGCGGTCGATCGAGCAGCTCGGATTACATTCCTGGCTGGACATGCTCGTCAACCACGGCATCTCGCCGACCGACTGGCGTGTCCGAGAAACGATCCAGCAGCTCCACGGCAAGACCGACCTGAAAAGCCCGTTCGGACTGGCCCGGAAAATTTTCAACGACCTGCCGGAAATTCAACCGGCGAAGAGCCCGACTGGGTTCGGCCGACGCCCCAGCGAACCGGCCCACGTGCCGAACATGCGGCCCCCAGAAAAGCCGAAATCGGCGAATGAAGCGGTCCACACCGAGTTTTGCAACCGAATCGCCATGAGCCCGCTGGGTGGCGAAGAGTGCGCCGCAGCGCTCGCCGCGATCAACGCCGTACCCAAAACCAAACCGCCCGGTGAGTACCGGGGCGAACTGGAGGCTATTGCCCGGAAATTCGAGGTGACCGAATGACTTACGACGAAATCGCAGTCCTGGCTTACTGCACCCTTGCCGACCACTTCGAGACCGTGGACAGCGGTTTCTGGGCCGAATCGACACGGTGGCGGCAGCTTGCCGAGCAGTTCGGAATGACCGAACGAAGCGTCCAGGCTGTGGCCTCGGAAGTTTGCGGCAGCCACGGCGAGCTGCATCCCGAGGAGTTTTACGAGAAATTCAAGGCCGCTTCGGTCGCGTACTTCCGCACCGGAAAGCGTCGCGCAGGCCCCACGGCTCACCGCTGCGGATTCTGCCGCGACCTCGGGTTCGCTGAGATCTACAGCCGCCGCGATCCGTCCGTGACCGAAGCCGTCGGGTGCTTCTGCGGCAGCGGCGCGAAAGTGCTGCAGGACGAGCTACAGGCGGTCCAGAAGCTCGCCAGCAGCGATTACCACCCAAGCCCGAGATTCGCCAGCGCGATCACGGACACCAGCCTGATTGACCCGATCCGGCTGTTTTTCAGGCACGGGAAAGAGCGTGCAGATGCATGGGCCGAGAAAAACGGCCTGTCCGGCAAACCGGAAGCGGAGTACCTGGCCCGCTACCGGCAGGTCGTCGACGCCGTCCGCAGCGGCATGTTCGAAAAGCCGGAAGAGCGGCCCCGCACCCGCAACCCGAAATCCCGCGACGAAGCCCGCGAAGCGCTCGCGGCCCATCGAAGCACGGTCAGACCGCCCGAAGTTTTGAACCCCGAATCGCTTGCCCTGGCCGCGTGGGCCAACGGCGACGAACGGAACGAATGGGAGTGAATGGAAATGTCGTACGTGATTCCGCTGGTCGTTTGCCGCAACAAATCCGCCATGGCCGCACTCGAACGCGGCGACCGGGTGGGTGCGGTGTCCGCGTGCCAGAGAGACGCAGTTCGCATCGACCGCATGCTTGAGCAAATCAAATCCCAGTACGACGCCGTACTGGAGACCGCGAACCAGACGAGAGGGTTCGCCGAAGACATCGAGCGGGACGCCTCGATCTTCGCGGCGGCATGCCAGGAGGCCACGAGATGATCAGGTTTCGCGTCCGAATCCCGGCCTACGCAGCCGGAGCCGCCAGCGTCGGAGCCCTTGTCGCTCTCTGGGCTTTCACCGGGTCCACAGGCCCGCCAGCGCCGGAGACCGAATTCCGGGTGATCGGCATCGATCCGGATCACAGCCGATCGATCGAGGCCCGCGAGCTGACCCTGGGCGACCGCTTGATCGAAGTGACCGGCGGGATCACGGAAGTGACTTCCACGCCCGAGCTGGTGGGCGACAACGTCGAAATCAGGCTTCCGGGCGGTGAAGTCCGCCGCTGGAAGCGGAACGAGCTGGTTCAGGTCATCGCGACCGAGCGACGTGGCGACATAACGCCGAGCGGATCGGAGCCCGAAGGGAGCCTGGAGGCGAAATGAAAAAGATTAGACCGAAAGCGAACGCATGCGACCCCTGGATCAGCGACGAAGAGGCGGCCGAGCGTATCGAACGAGCCCGAGCCATCCGAGCGGCCCACGGCGGAGCCTGCGAGATCCAGTTGGGCCACAAGGGCGAAATCGTGGGCTGGACGCGGACACGCCTGGCGCGGTGGCGGAAAACTCAACACTCGCCGTGGAGGCCGGAGCGCGAGCGGGAGGAGCGGGTTTTCGCATCGCCGCTCACCACCCGGGAGTCGTGGACATGAAAACCTCCAAATTTTGCGCACACGCCACGCTTGTCGGTCCGCACGTCAAATCTATCGACCGGGTGGTCAAGAGTGGCACAGCGGGGCAGCTAGGGCTGTTTCCGCGAAAGCCACTCCGCTCCGAAGGTCTCGAAACGACCGTTCTGGGTATCGGGATCGTCGTGATTGTGGCGGTGGTGTTTTCCGGGGTCGTGGATTTGGTGAGGGGGAAGAAATGAGAGTGCTGAATCTTGGCGCCGGAGTGCAGCCCACAACGCTTGCCCTGATGTCGCAAGCAGGTGAAATCGAGCCGTTCGATTTTGCTGTCTTCGCCGACACGCAAGCGGAGCCTTCTGCGGTCTACGACCATCTTGATTGGCTGATCAGACAGTTGACGTTCCCTGTGCTCATTCGTACCCAGGGTGATCTTGGTGCAAATCTGCGATCAGGCATGCATGGAGACGGCGGACGATGCATTTCCATTCCAGCCTTCACTGGTGCTCCAGGGAACAATACTGGCATCATGCGGCGACAATGCACCGCAGTTTACAAAGTCGACGTCGTAGAGCGGGCGATCAGAAGGGATTTGCTTAGCCTCAAGGTAGGCGAAAAGATCCCGCAAGGTATCGCAATAACTCAAATTTTTGGCTTGTCGTTCGACGAGCCCTCACGGGTTGCAAGGGTTCGCTCCAATCACTCCAGGAAGCTCTGGTCCGTCGAATTTCCACTGTTTGACCTAGAAATGACGCGTGCAGATTGCGTTTCATGGCTAGATTCGTACGGTGTGCCGCATGAGACGCCGCGTTCCGCATGTACGTTTTGCCCGTTTCGGTCGAATGCGGAGTGGCGAAAAATGAAAATGCGCAGTCGGAAGGATTTTGAATCTGCGGTCGAGATTGACGATATGCTCCGCGATCCAGAATCAAGAGCATCGAAAGGCCTCGATAGCCAGCTGTGGCTGCACAGGAGCTGCCGTCCACTGAAAGAGATCGATTTCGAATCTATGCCAGTGCAGGCGCAGTTCGATTTTGATTTCGAGTGCGAAGGTATGTGCGGAGTGTGACGCGGTCGCGTCTGGGATTGTCGATGCGGTGAGGGGGAGGAGGTGACTTGTGGGGCAGGATTACTGGTGGCTGAAGGCGGACGAAGTCAGGATAGGCGGCCATAACGTATCCAGGTTTACCGTCGACGAACTTGAAGATGTGGACCTTGGATCGCGGCGAGCCAGTGGATGGGATCAAGCGAGCCCGGGTGGTGATTTCAGCGTCATTCAAATCTCGCAAGACATGCTCGACAACTTAGCCAAATGCTACGAGCCACCGACCACCTGGGCCATGCGGATCGACCATCTCAAGCGGCTGAAATCCCGCAAGATGAGATGGATGATGCGTGTCGAGAAGCGGAAAAAGAGGAAACGAGCGGCCCGGAAGAGGGCGAGGAAGGGTGGGAAATGAAAGCGAAAGACGATCCGATCATTCTCGAAGGCGATCCTTTGACCGAGCCAACACAGGTAACCATGTGGAGGAGTCGCAACGGCGTGCATTCCGTCGACTACGACTACGCAAAACAGGAGGGTGTTACGCACGTCAAGTGCAAATCGTGCGAAGCCATCGTCAAGAAGTACTGGGGGCTTTGCGATGAGTGCAAATACAAAGCTGGTCTTGATCGCCACATGAAACGCGAGCGAGTCGTGTGGGAAGAGGGCATGGTTTACTCGGAGGCCAAGGATGAGTATTTCCAATGCCCGTGTGATGCTGTGCAGGAACTTGAACTCGAAAGTGACGGCGAAGATTACGACCCGTGGTCGCTAATGCTGGTCGAAACCAGGCCCGAGTATCCGTACGAAATTGACGAAGACTTTTTCCACGACCAGCTTCCAGAGGACGAAGGCGTCCCGGAGCAAGTCGCTGAAGCCATTAAGATATTCAACGAGTCGATCAAGGGCGTCGTGATGTGTTACACGCCCACGAATCGCGCCATCGATATGAGCATGTATGAGCGAAAGGAGGATGGCAAATGACACCGAAGATCATCGAGGCTCGCGAGTTGAAACGCGGAAATCAAATCCTAACGCCATATGGCAGAATTGACACGATCATTGAGTGCGGCCCCGGCCAGCACTACGAGAAACCAATAATCCTTATCAGGTTGAAGGATGGCCGCCATCTCTATTTCGAGGATTCGCTGATCTACGAACCCGACGAACTCGTCACCCGCATCGACCCTGACGATCCGGAGCCGGTTGAGGTGCGGGAGTACTGGAATTTAGGAATGCGAGCTGTCGACAGAGTAGCCGGTCGCAGAGTTCACTCCCGCGAATCCCTGGATCATATCTTGAAAAACCGGGGAGCCTCAACTGTCACCATCGAGCACATCCGTGAGACCGTGCTCAGCCGGGAAACCGTTTTGCCGGAGCCACCCACATGAACATCCTGCTCGGAGCGATAGCAACCACGGCGCTGTTCGTCGTGGCGCTGGTGGCGGAAGATGCGTTTAAGAGGTGGAAGAGGAGGCAGGGGTGATGAAGAAGGAGGCAGACGGGGTGACAAAATACCAGATTCGCCGCGAAAATCAGCTTCGCGACCGCGAACACATTGCAAGGAAACGGGTGCTCACGACAGGCGAGGCCGCTGCGATTCTAATGATGTCGCGTTCGAGTGTGAAGTCAATGATTTCAAAAGGTGTACTCAAAGGACATCGATCTGGACCCACAGATCAGAAAGCGCATTGGAAGATACTTCAGCCCGACCTTCTTGAGTACATGCGATCTTGTGGCCAGGAATCTCTGATCCCAAAATCATGGCTTGCCGAGACGCCCGAAGCGATCCTGACACGCCTTGTCGCGTGGTCCGAGAGTAGCACGGCGCACCCGACGGACGTGTATGCGATTGTCGACAGCGCGAAAGCATGGCTTGAGCAGACGGGGTGTGCGAAGTGAAGACGAAACTGAAGCCGGCGTACAAGACGATCGAAGCTCGCGAAATCAGAGTCGGAGACACCATTTACGGTGGAGAGATCGAGCGCGACAGCAAGGTCACGAAAATCGGGATATCGCGGGATGGATGCCCGGTCGTTTATCCGCACTTCGGATTAAGGGGTCATTTCGAGCCAATGCTCAGAAAGCTGCCGGATCGCGAGCACCCGGAGGTTTTGATGCGGGCGTTGCGGATAAGCATCACCGAGGATCTTCTGTGCGAAGACTTTCGGGACGGCTACATGCATGGCCACCCAGATAAAGAGCGAAGAGAGGCGGAGATCGCCACCCGGGTAAACAAGGCGATCGATGCAGCTTTGAAAGAGATCGAAAGCGAAGGTGCGAAGTGAGCGTATTCGGAAGACCATTCAAGAAAAAGCAGTCCCCTCGTCCGCTCACCCCGGCCGTCTCCGCCGATCGAATCATCAAGGGGACGACGATGAAATTCAAAGGTACCAGGCTTCGCTGGCAAATGACGGGAGAGAGCGGCGGAGGATTTGAGTTCAAGATGGAATACAACGGTGTGTGGTACCGACGCCCGTTTTTCTATTCCGAAATGGAGTCGATAATCGCCTCTGGAGCGGCGGAGTTCGATTACCTCGGCCCGGCGAAATGCCCGGAGTGCGGCAAATGAGCGATAAGCCAATCGCAGAAGTAACGCTGAGGGCTCGCATTGAATGCACGCCTCAAGTCGGCCAGATCATCATTCCGGACATCGGCCCAGAAGGCGAGATCCTGTCGACTGGCGTGCTGGTAACGCCGGATTTGTTGAAGGATCTTGACTCTGACTTTCATATGGTCTATGGGCCAAGTGGATGGATGGGGAAGATGAAGCCTGGAGTGCGGGTGGTTCAGATTGAGGGGGATTGAGAGATGATCTATCACAAGAGTCGCGCAGACTTCGAATCTTGGCTGTACGCGGATATGAAGGCGCATTGCAAGAGCCACGATTTTCCTCCAGCGAAAGAAGTGATCAGCGAGTGGGATCGCGGAAAGGCAATCAAGAGCGAATTCGCATGGTTCGCACGCTGGACCACTATCGACACGGTGAACCCGATCATGATGCTCTACAGGCCTTGCATCGTCAGGGTGTCAATGCGTGAAGATCCGTTCGCAAACGCTCACGATGCTCACGGCAAGATTCTTGACGACTTCGCGGCGGCGATAGCGAATGATCTCGAAACCAGACTTACGAGGCCGGCGAATGAGCGATAAGCCGCTCCACCCATTGCATGTGCATCCGATGGGGCTCGTTCAGCTCTTCGGCGGGCCATGTGACGGCGACAGCTTCCTGTTCCGCTCTGATGCACAGATGATTCGCAGGCCACTTTCTGATCCGCCGAGAACCGCTGAGTATTACAGGTTCGCGATCGGCCGCTATCGGCACGTTCGCACGACGAGCGTATCACTGTGGTTGGGCGACTAATCAAGGCCGGTGGCGCGATGGGGTGACATCCACCCCCGCCCCTGCGTAAAATCATCCTGACCGAGAGGCCAGGAATGCTGGATCGTAAGTTAGTTAGTGAGATTGTCCTTAATTACCTTCGCGACGGCATGTCGCTGCGGGATTCGTGCGCGCTGGCCGGGGTCGGCAAGCGCACGTTCCACACCTGGGCGAAGGAAGATTCGGCACTTTCGGCACAGGTAAAAAAAGCTCGGCTCGAATCCAAGCTCCTGCACGTCCGCAACATCCGGAACCACGCATCCGAGGACTGGAAAGCCTCCGCCTGGATTCTTGAACGGATGTACCCTAAAGAATTCGCCAAGCGGACGGTGATCGAGCTGCCCAAGCGGGACTCGGATGAGGACGTTTTCGTGCGCGTTCCCACGCCCGAAGAGGCTCGTCAGCTTGCGATCGAGCGGGCGAGAGCGAAAGGCATCGCAGAGGCGTCGGCGGCGGCCCCGGAACCCGAAGACGATAGCGGGGAAGCCGATGCGAGCACTGCTTGAATGCACGGTCCCGCAGGCCGATTTTTGGGACTTGAAAGGTCGTTACACCGCGTTTATCGGTGGCATTGGATCAGGCAAGACATTCGCCGGGGCTGTGAAGGTGTTGACGATGCCCCGCGACACAGCGGGCCTTATTGTCGCACCGACTTACAACATTCTCAGATCGTCGACGCTGGAAGTGCTCCAGGAGGTCGCAGGATCCCGCATTCTGTCGTTCAACCAGAGCCGCATGGTGATGAGTCTGACCGGGAACCGCAAGGTGTGGCTGCGCTCGGCCAGCGATCCGAACAGCTTTCGGGGCATCAACGCGAACTGGCTCTGGTTCGACGAAGCCGCTTTTGCGAAGTGGCAGGCGTGGCTCGTCTCGATTCAGCGAGCGAGACGATCGCCTGGCGTGATATGGATCACGACGACGCCGCGAGGGAAAAAGCACTGGCTCTACAAGAAGCTCATTCAGCCCGGCAAGATGCCGTACATCCCGGCGCACACGGCGTCGAATCATTTCAACGTCGACGGTTTCGCGGAAGCGGTGGCCGGCTTCGGATCGACAGCGTGGCAGCGACAGGAGCTTGGCGGCGAGTTCGTGGACGAAGGCGGCGGCCTGTTCGAGCGAAACTGGTTCCCGCTCGTGACCGCAATCCCGCTGGGCCAGAGGCTATCCTGCCGCGCGTGGGACTTCGCCGCGACGGCCGGGGCTGGAGACTGGACGGTCGGCCTGCGAATGCACCGAGTCAGCGTCAACATGTCTACGGACAATCGTGGCCGCGTGAAGCGCAAGCAGTTCTACTTCGTGGACGACATCAAGCGGGGCCAGTGGGGGCCTGCGGACGTCGATAGGCGGCTGATCGAAGCGGCCGAAGAGGACGGCAAGAAAACGACCGTGATCGTCGAACGCGAGCCCGGATCGGCTGGCAAGCGGGCGAATCACTACATCAAGAATTCGCTGAAAGGCTACCGGGTCGTCGAAGAGCAGACGAGCGGATCGAAGCTCATCCGGGCCATGCCAGCCGCCAAGGCCGCAGCAAGGGGCGATATCAGCGTGGTCGACGACTGGTGGACAACGGCGTTTCTGGACGAGCTGGAGGAGTTCACGGGCAACAAGGCGACTGAGGCGGACGAAGGCCAGAAGAAAGAAGAGATCGACGACCAGGTGGACGCACTGGCGCACGCGATCAACTGGCAGGAGCGGTCGCAGTCCGTTGCGGTGTCGTAAGGTGGGCGGTATCGTGTAAGTGTGGGTTGGTTAATTGGTTCGTTCGTTCGTAAGTTCGAGGTCTCGCATGGCTGGATGGTCGATTACGCGCAAGGTCGCGGGCGCTGCCGGTGCCGTGCGTGCCATGTTTTCCGGTCGAGGCGGCGGACGCACAGTCTATCCGATGCGGGCAAGAGTCGTGCCCGGAGCCCGGTTCGACTGGCGCGCCGAAGCGGGTGATCCGCGCCAGAACGCCGTCGCCGCTCTGGCGATCGACTGGGTGATCCGCAACGCACTCAAGGTGCGTCCGAAGCTTTACAGGGCGACACGATCCGGCACGGAAGTCGAGATCACGAATCACCCGATTCTCTCGATGATGAGGCGTCCGAACCCCTGCTACGGCGGCCGTCCGCTCATCTCCGGCACGATCATCGATTACCTGTTCGAGGGTGACGCTTACTGGTACGTGGCCCGCTCGAATCGCGGGCTCCCGGCCGAGATCTACCGGTTCGACGCTAGATATACCGCCCCGGACTTCCCGACGGATGGGCGCAACTTC